AATACAACGCTCACGACAACAAGAAGGAATACTCCGCTAGCCACAAACCTGCTGGCTGGATAAAGGGATTCCCTGCTGCTGTTCAGCCTAAGTGGGTACGAAAGCAGATGGGAAGCACTCAGCAGGAAGAAGCTGAGGTTTACAAAGACGCTTTCCGAGCATGGTTGCGGGACAAGAGCCACAACGCAGAGAACTTCTGGCGACATGGCGACCCAAACCACATTCGTGCAATGGAAGAAGGCACAGACGCAGAGGGTGGATACCTCGTACCTGAGGACTGGCGTGAAGAACTCATCCACGACCCAGGCGTGCCTGGTTCAGTGATTCGACCTTACTGCCGAGTCATACAGACTTCGCGTGACGCTGGAAACCTTCCAACTTTCGGTACTGCTTCATGGGCAAGCATCGCTGAGGAAGCTGCTTACACCGGTGCAGAGTCAACCCCTACCATCGGTCAGGTTGCGTTCACAATCTTCAAATCAGGTGGACTTGTCCGAGTCTCCAACGAACTTCTTGAAGATGAAGCACACAATCTTCCAGCAACTCTGAGCCAGGTGTTCAACGAGGCTGCTGGTCGATACGAGGACGAGCAGGTTATCGGTGGTGACGGTACGACCGAGCCACAGGGACTGCGAACAGCAGCGGTTGCAGACGTTACCGCAGCATCCGCAACTTCCATCGTTGCTGCTGACGTAAACAAGCTGTACTGGACACTTCCAGCACAGTTCCGAAGCAACGGCACGTTCTACTCGACTTCTAGCTTCATGCAGCAGTTGACCAGCATTGGTTCAACATCTGCTGGACAGACGTTCGGTGAGGACTTAACTGCTGCTCCAGACGCTAGCTTCCGTGGTCGCCCTGCCGTACTGTTTGACGGTACTGGTTGGGATGACGCTGCTGCTCTGGCAACCGGTGAAGAAGTTGGCGCATTCGGTGACTTCACGAACTACTACATGATCGACCGTGTAGGAATTTCGATTCGCCGAAACGACTCCCTGTACATGGGCAACGATCAGGTTGGTTTCTTCGCTCGCAAGCGTGGTGATGGTCGAGTTGGTCTTACCAACGCATTCCGCATCATGAAGATGGGATAAACGCAATAACTGCGTGAACTAAAACAATAAAGGGGAGCGGGTTTCGGCTCGCTCCCCACAGCAGAGCAAGAGGACAAAAATGGCAGTAGCCAAAACAAAGACGGTCGTTGTGGTTTGCGTAAAGAGTCGCCAAATCGCAGACGACCGCTACATTCGGGGCAAGAAGTACAAGGTTCCTGTATCCATCCTCGAAACTTACCCAAATGAATTCGTCGCCGAGTCTGACTTGGTCGAAGAAGTTAGCGAATAGCCCGAACTGAGTAGCCTTGAACGGAGAGGCGTAACAGATGCGATCAAAACACGTATATGCAAGCGTTGATCTGTTCAAGGACTACTTGGCGGGTGACACCTACGCTGATAACTGGGCTGATGATATAACCGTCATTCGTACCATTCTCGAAAGCGCATCCCGCACAATCGAAGCGTATGTAGGCGACCGATCTTTTGCGCCGTACATATCAACACGCGAATACGACCTCGGCATTGGCGAACTGCGCAACCGGTCTGAACTACCAAGAGACAGTCACAGGATTTTGCCGACTGACCCCGTTCTAGGCGTTGTACCGCTCGACGATTGGCTGACCGCAATTCCGACTACCGTAACCGCATATGATGCAACGGTGCGAAACTCCAGCACAGTTCTCACCGAAGGACTGACCAACGACTATATTCTGGAACCGTACCCACAAGCCCCGTACCACACGCTAAAACTTTCAGACGATACGACGAACAATCTTTCACAAGGGCAAAAGACCCTAACGATTCTTGGCTCATGGGGCTGGCAAGACGAGGTACTTAACGGGGATACGTTGAACGGTTCGATCAACGCCACGGCAACAACGGTTATAAAAACGAACGCCGATGCTGGTATTTACCCAGGCGACACCATCCTTATTGACTCCGAGCAAATGTACGTGCGTGCAAAAAACGGAACCAACCTGACTGTATTCCGTGGCGTAAATGGCACGACAGCAGCCACGCACGCAGACGACGCAAACATTTATACATATCTCTACCCTGCTGACGTAGTCGAAGCGTGTCTGGCAATTGCACGTGACCGATGGCGCAGCCGTGAGGCTGGCACAACGGCAATCATTGGCGCAGGTGGCGCAACTATCGCCAGACCAGGTGCAGAAGTGCGAGCCATTCTTAGGGGCTTGGATAACTACAAGCAAACCCGTGATCTCGCAGGAATGTATTTCTAGATGGTCAACAAGACTGACGTTGAATTCAGTGGCGTTATTTGGTCATCCAGAGAAGTGGAAAAGATCATCGCCGAGGAAATTGCTGACCTTCTCGACTCTACTGCTCTAAGCGGTGAAGCCGATGTGAAGTCGCAGTTGTACCCTGGGCATGGTGTGGTGACCGGCTACCTGCGGGAATCTGTCACAGGAACCCGCATCGACGCACTCAACGCCGTCATCGACGCCGGTGAGGTTACGCAAGGCTCCAACGTCATATACGCCAACTTTATCGAAGGTCTATACAACATGTTCGCCAACACCTCACAGCGTATAAACCGAATGGGCTTGGGCAAGAAGCTACGTGAGAAAATAGCGGAGCGATTGAATGGCTGATCGAAGCGCAGTTATTGCACGCATAGACGCTCTACTGAAAACGGTTTCAACCCCTAGCTTTCAAGCGTTCTACGTTGGGGAACCGGTGCAGGTTCCAAGCAAGCCGGTCATTGCGTTTTGGTACGTGGGCGATGAACCGTATGTTGCTGGAGCCAAGACGCTTGGAAACGTAATGATCACCGAGCGCATCAGAATTCGCGCCTACTTCCCTGTCATTGCATCCCCAACCATCAAAAAGAACGTCGATGGTGAAATATGGGATACTGTGAGGAACGTAAAGGCAGCACTCAGAGGGGATTCCAACCTCAACAGTTTGGTGACAGACTTGGATTTGGACGATGCGACCGTTGATTATTTCCAATGGAACAGCGGTGCGGTCAACCGAATCGTTACTTTCGATTTGCTTATACACGACCTTGAAGCGGAGACGATAACGCCATGACAAAACGAAGTGGTCTGGGCAATCAACTTTATGTTGGAGGATACGACCTCTCAGGTGACGTCGGCGCATTGTCCAGCCTGGGAACACCACGGGGTGAACAGAACGTCACCGGAATCGACAAGAGTGCAATTGAGCGCATTCAAACGATGGTTGACGGTGAACTGACATTCGACACGTTCTTTAACGATGCCACCGATCAGATTCACGACGCTCTTGGCACGCTCCCAACGACTGACCGACAATGCATGTTCCTCGTATCTACCACTCGCGGCGAGCCAGCATTTGCGTTCAACGCAAAGCAAATGAATTACGACTGGACTCGTGGCGCAGACGGTACGCTGACCGGCTCAACTCAAATGATGTTGGCTGACGGAAACGTGCCAGCGTGGGGCGAGGCGATAGCGATGAAAGAGACCATCGCATCAGCCGGTGATCTGACTGGATATATAGACGCAGGTGGCGCGCAAACTACCAACGGGGTGGTTGCGTTTCTGCAAATCTTCACGCTTGATTCTGGAACGCCAACGATTACGTTGCAGGATTCGAGCGACACGACAACTGGTGACGATGGTACTTGGAATACTATCGGAACCTTCACAATCAACTCTGCACGATCTGCCGAGCGTCTTGCTGTCGCTGGCAACGTGGAAAAAGCCCTGCGCATCGAAGCGTCAGGGACATTCACTAACTTGGTTGTAGCTGCTGCGGTACGCCGTGGAACGGCTAACGACATTTAGGAGAAATCATGGCTAAAGAAAGTGGTCTTGGTGCAACGGTGTCGGTGGATGATTCCGGCGGGACGCTTCGAGACATTAGCAACGATGTGACCGACTTCACCATCAACACGCCACGCGCTGAGCAGAACGTGACCGGTGTAGACAAGTCAGCAAATGAACGGCTGCAACTTCTCGCAGACGGAACGTTCACTTTGAACGGTGTTTATAACGATGCTGCCAACAAGTCTCACGCCGTATTCAAAGACATCAGCAGCACGTCAGTAACTCGAACCGTAACCATCGCCATCAGTGGTCAATCACTGTCGATGGAAATGATCTTGGGTGACTACAGTCTGACACGATCTGCAACAGGTGAATTTACCTGGTCAGTACCTTGTGCGCTGGCTGATGGGACAGTTCCAACCTGGGCATAATCGAAACTAAATAGCCAGACAAATGCTTGGAGGTAAAAGATGGCTAAGAAGTTTACGGTCAAAAGAAAGACCCAAACACTCGAACTGACTGGCGACTATGAGGGCGGTGAAGTCGTTGTAGTTGCGAGCGCACCAATGTCGTTTCTGTTTCAAATTTCTGGCATGGACGAATCAGGAATGAAAGAGCAGGAAGCATTGGTGCGACGGTTCGGGGATGATCTGATTGTTAGCTGGAATCTTGTTGACGAGGACGGTAACGACATCCCCGCTAATGGCGATGGTGCTGTGACGCTCCCAGGCGACATTTTTAACGCAATCGTTACTGCATGGACACAGGCGATCGCCGGTGACAAAAATTTAGAAAGTCAGCCGAGCGAACAAAAAGCGTCGGTCTAGTCGCTGCCCCGCTCCCTAATGAAATACTTATAGCGGAGGCAGTTGACCAACTAGCGCAGCGGTACGGAAAATTGCCAACAGAGATTCTTGAAGCTGATATAGAGAATTTGGCAATCGCTAAACGTGCTGATCTAGGCGCATACGCAAGGCAGGGCAACAGTGGCAGCTAACGAAGCAAAGATTGTTATAACTGCGGACGATAAAGCGTCCAGTCAGTTAGACAGCATAAGCAAAAAAGCTAAAAGCATGAGAACAGCGTTTCTAGCTGTATCGGGTGCTGTGACTGGTGTGGGTCTTGTTTCGGTTAAATTCGCCAGTGATCTTGATGAAGCGATAAACAAAGCTACTGTAACGTTTGGCAACGCTTCCGGTGTTGTCAAAGAATTTGGTGAGGCGTCCGCTGCTTCGTTCGGTATAAGTGAGCGCGCTGCGAATGAGTACGCTGGTACTCTCGGCACAATCCTAAACGCATCAGGTCTAGCCGAAGGCGCATCGGCAGAAATGTCCGTTGAGTTAGTAAAACTTGCTGCGGATATGGCGTCCTTCAACAACATACCGATCGACGTTGCTTTAGAGAAGTTGCGCTCCGGTTTAGTCGGTGAAGTCGAACCGCTGCGTACTGTCGGTGTTTTGCTTAGTGCTGCCGAAGTGAACGCACAAGCGTATGCAGAAGGCATCGCAGAACAAGGCGCGCAACTGACAGAAGCCCAAAAGGTGCAAGCCCGTTACTCGTTGATTCTGTCGCAAACCACGGCACAGCAGGGCGATTTCACACGCACCGCAGATTCACTTGCAAACTCGACCAGGATTATGAAAGCGCAGTTAGAAGATGCTGCTGCGGAACTTGGTCAGCAATTATTACCCGCTGCTCAAAAAATCGTGCAAATAGCAAACAGTTTGATAGAAAGATTTTCTAATCTGTCATCAGGAACTAAGACAGTAATACTTGTCGTTGGTGGTCTTGCTGGCGCACTCGCAATGATTGGTTTGGCACTTCCTCCAATAATCACCGGTATTGGATTGGCGCAAACAGCAATAGGCGCATTGCGTGTTGCAATGATGGCGTTATATACCACCAACCCGCTTCTTCTCGCGTTTACTGCTATTACCCTCGCCATTGGAGTTGTCATTGCAAACTGGCATCATTTCGAGGGTGTAATTATCAAAGGGGTCAATTACCTCATTGAAGCGGTCGAAATGTACGCAAACACGTGGGTGTGGGTCATTAACAAAATCATCGACGGTATAAATACGCTTGGTTCGGTTTTCGGTGTAGAGATTGAGAAAATAGCCGATATAGAAATACCACGCTTGACAGAATCTATTGAAGAAGCTGCGGAGGTTATCGAACAAAGCAACGACGCTGTTATTGACTCTAACGAAATGGTTGGTAACAGCTTTACCCAGTTAGCTAACACAGCGGAAGAAGAAGCGCAGCGGATAGTTGATACTGCCAATGCTCGTATCGACTCTGAAATGGCGATAGTCAACGCCAACAAGGATTTCGCAGCCGAACAGATACGGATTCGGTCGAGGGTAGCAGCGGAGAACAAGCGTATCGCAGAAGAAGCACTTGCTGATGAGTTGGAACTTATACAGCAGCGCGAGGATGCACTAGAAGCAATACAGAAGGGCGAGCGTGAACGGTTCGAGGAGATCAAGCGTGCGGTGATGGGATTACCAGACGTTATTCAGACTGGCAGCGTAATAGGTGCTGACGTAATGCGAGCATTTAAGGACGACCAGAACGATTTGCAACGCCAACTCGACGAGGCGCGCGCTCGATTAGCGCAAGGTGATTTCGGCATCGGACTTTCGTCGGAAGAAGGGTTGTTGGCTGAAATCAAACGGCTCGAAGATATGTTGAACAGCGATCAGGGTCGTGGCGTGAAACTCGGTGAAATGATTTTGGCTGCTCGCGGTCATGTTCTTGGCGGTGCGCCTCCCATGCTTCCAGAAATGAACCAAAATCCTACGCATTTTGTAAGAGGTGAAAACGGAATGCAGCGGGAAGCCGTGTTTGGCAACACCTACGTGGTCAACGGGGATGTGTACGGCTTCGAGGACTTTGCTGACAAGGTGGAACAAGCACAGACGCAGAACAGGGATGCTGGAGCAATAAGGTAGTGCTAAGCCTCCCGACACGAACCATATCCAGAATCGAACTGAGCGATACTTCATCTAGCGAAACGCTCACGGTAGACACGTCGGGCTTGCCGTTCACAGCGCGCCATTTATTCCTTCGGTTGAATGTTTTAGGGTCTGGCTCAGTCGATCTGGAACTTCGCATCAACGCAGACAGCACCTCGATTTATCACCGCAACTATCTATCAGGCGCATCCAGTTCCACTAGCGCAGCCAAATACATCGACCAAGATTCTTTTGTTTTTAGCACTCTAGATGCGACGCTGTGGACAAATGAGGAATATCTATTTCCAGACGCTTTATCTACACGCTCGCACAAGAGTGTTCTGCGTGTGGCGGGAACGGGCGAAAATAAAGTTGAAGTCAGTTCCGGTCGTTGGGGTTCGACGGATGCAATATCATCTTTAGTAGTATTTCCAACATCGGGGACGATGGCTGCTGGTTCGGTTCTTGAACTCGCCGTGGTCGATGAAATGTACGCAATCCCAGGCATTGAAACGATATTGGCATAGTGAGGCAATATGGTCACGACATTTCTGCAAGTAAAAAATAACGCAGTCTCGACGCTTGCAGCGGACATTTCAGACGTTGCAACTTCGGTAACTGTGGCATCGGGCGAGGGAGCAAAATTCCCTTCTGCGTACCCGTTTCATATTTCAATCGACGACGAGATTATGTCCTGCACGAATCGGGTCGTTGACGTTCTGACGGTGGTTCGCGCTCAACAAAGCACAACCGGCGCAATACATTCTTCCGGTGCATCTGTCGCTCTGAACATAACTGCAAAAAGCGTTAGCGATTTGAACACGGCGGTGAACTCGCTGGAAAGTTCATCAGTCAGTTTACCGATTGATCTCACCACTGACGTAACTGGTGATCTGCCTATTTCCGAAGGTGGGACAGGTGCTTCGACCGCTGCCGATGCTCGCACAAATTTGGGATTAGGTTCTCTGGCTATTCAATCAAGCGTAGACCTATCGACCGACGTCACTGGTAGTTTGGGTGACGGCAACATTTCGAACGCTTTAACCGTTGATGGCGGTACTGTTGATGACACAGTTATTGGTGGCACGACGCCCGCTGCCAGTACGTTTACAACCGTCACTATCGCAGAAGATGGCAAGATTGATTTCTCGAACACCGCACCAGGTACGAGCGGTGATGCGACCGGCGTAATCTTCTCGTTTACTGCTGGAACGACGTTGGCTGTCGGCGACGTGGTTTACTTGGGAACGGGTGGCAAGGTGCTTCTCGCAGACGCAGACGCAGACACTACGATGCCAGCGTT